ATATTGCCAGGTTATCACAACGAGCAGGTGAACTTAAGGACCAACTATCCGATGCCAATGAGGCAGTGAATACCTTTGCTACAGGCTCTAAGTTTGAGCAGGTCAGTAACTCATTAGGTGGTATCAAGGACTCATTGCTTAGCTTAGACTTTGAAGAGGCACAGCAGAAAGCTAATGTGTTTAAGAATGTAATAGGTGGCATTGACCCTAAGATGATAGCAGGAGGGTTTAAGTCCTTGACAGGGGTTATCATGACCATGGGTAGTGCATTCGTTTCATTAGGTGCAACCATTCTAGCTAACCCTATCTTTTTATTGGTGGCTGTGATTGTGGCTATTGTTGCTGCCATTGTTATCTTTCTCCACAAGATAGGGGTGCTACAGAAAGTACTTGACTTTTTAATGATACCTGTCAATGCATTGATTGATGGCCTCAAAGCATTAGGTGATTACCTAGGGTTGACTAGCTTTGCTGCCGATGAGAATGCGGAGAAGATGGCTAAGGCTAATGAGAAAACAGCAGAGAGTTCTAAGAAACGAGCTGATAAAATATCTGAGGGCTACGACCAAGAGATTGCCATGGCTAAGATTGCAGGCAAGGATACCACACAGCTAGAGCTTGACAAGTCAAGAGCACTGGAGAAAGAGTCTATCAAGAGAAAGGCGGCAGCTAAGAAAGCACTTGAGGCAATGAGGCACCAAGAGGGTGAAGAGGCAACTAAGAAAAGAGCTGAATTAAGAAAGCAGATTGAGGATGAGAATAAAATCATCCGAGGTGGTGTCAATGAACGCAAGAGAATTAAAGCTCAAGAGTTAGCGGATGAGAAAGAGGCTGATAAGAAAGCAGCAGATGAGGCAGCAGCTGCAGCAGAAAAGGCTAGGGAGAAAGCTAAGCAGAACGCTAAGAACAGACTTGACAATGCAAGGACTCTAAGAGACTTTGAACTATCACAGATTAAGGATGCCAATGCAAGAGAGGTAGCTATCGTAAATGAAAAGTATGCAAGGTTAATGAATGACCTTAAGACGGATGCTAACAAAACAGCTGCAGAGAAAGCTAAGTTTAACGAGATGTATTTAGCTCAACAGCAACAGGAACTTGATAAGCTAGCAGCAGATAAGGCTAAGACCGAGGCAGACAACTTAAAGAAAGGCAATGAAATCATAGCTGATTTACAGCTCCAACTAATGGAGGAGGGAACGGAGAAAGATCTAGCCATGACCAAGGCAAAGTATGACAAGCTACGGGCTCAGACCTTGGCAGATGTTACACTAACGGAAGAGCAAAAGAAAACATTGACTCAACTATACAACGATCAGGAGGCGGCAGAAAATCAGAAGCGTGCAGATGCTAAGTTAAAGCAACAGGAAACTCTTGCTAAGACTTTGGCAGATGCAGAACTTACTGAGGACCAAAAGAAACTGCAAGCCCTTGAAACTAAATACGCTGAGGAATACAAACTAGCAGAGGGTAATGCTGCACTCCAATTGGCTCTTTTTAATAAACTAGAAAAGGATAAGGAAAAGCTAGCAAATGATGCAGCCCTAGCTCAAATTGAAGCTGACCAAAAAGCAAGGGATGCAAGGCTACAAATAGCTGCAGATATTGCCAATGGTATTAATACTGTAGGTGCTGCATTTATCAAGGACCAAAAGAAACTAGAGAAATTTAACAAGGCAAATGCATTAATACAGATAGGTATTGATACAGGTAAAGCTATTTCATCCCTCGTGGCTGCATCAAATGCTAACCCATTGAATGCTCCTACCGCAGGTGCTGCAGGGATTGCTCAGTTTGCTACCGGTATCATACAGATTGCTACCAACATTGCCAAGGCAAAGCAGATACTTACATCAGGTGGTACTCCTACTTCAGGTGGTGGTGGTGGTAGTACAGGTGGTGGTGGTGAAAGTGCCAACGTAGCACAGCAGGTTCCACAGGCGGCACAGTTGTTTGGCTCGGCTAATGCTGGAGGTACAATGAGTGCAGGAGGTACTACCAATGAAAGCTCCATGACTGTTACCGCTGTAGTATCTGAAACCCAAGTAACCAACGTACAGAATAAGATAAACAAGATTAACAAAAACGCTGAACTATAATGAACTCACTACAAGCAATCATTGACCACATCGAGCTGTTTTATACTAACCATCTACAGGTTAAGAAAGTAGGCAGTGACTTCAAGGAACAGATATTCAACTTCGCTACCAAGGATGAGAAATATCCTATTGTATTTGTGGTTCCTGTTAGTGTTATCCCTACCGAGAATACCTCCGAGTTTAATTTTGACATTTACTGCTTTGACATCATTCAAAAGGATAGGGCTAACATCATTACAATCTTAAGTGATACACAGCAGATACTCAATGACCTCTATGTGTACTACATGGATGGTACTGACTATAGCTTTGACGTGGTAGGGGTGCCATCATTCCAGGCATTGAACAACGATCTACTTGACTACGCTGCAGGATATGTCATGAACATTACACTGACAGTGAATGATTGGACTGATTGTGCAGTGCCTTTACAATAAACATTTCGGAGGCTTAAAGTAATATAGGTATGAGTGCACCAAAATGGTGGGGAGATTGGAGGCCAACCCTCACACCTCACACTGGAAATTTACAGCCTACTGACTTGATTGAATGTACAATGATGTCAGGTGGAGTACCTACTAACACTGTTATCACCGGTCAACAAATAATCGATGGAGCAGGTGGTGGTGGTGGTGGTGCTGCAGGGTACTATGCACAATATCAAGATGACATTAGTCAACCATTAGGTGCAGTGAATGTAGGTCAACCTGTTAAGTTCAGGACCATGGACTTCAGCAATGGGGTAACAGTTAACAGTGATACTGAGATAACCATAGCTAACACAGGAATATATAACCTACAATTCTCATTTCAATTTCAAAATGTAGATAGCCAAGAGCATGATGTTACAATATGGCTTAGAAAGAATGGCTCAGATGTAGCAGGTAGTGCAGGCTTTGTAGCTGTTGTATCATCTCATGGTGGAGTACCTGGACACTGCATACCATCATGGAACTATTTACTTGATGCAGTTGGTGGTGATTTCTACGAGCTGTATTGGAGTGCTACAAGTTTGGATGTTACCCTGCAGTTCTATCCTGCAGGTAGCCCCCCTCCATCTACAGCATCTGCTATCTTTACCGTAACTCAGCAAGCAGGTATCATAGCAGGAACAGGAATGACTGCATTGAATGGATTGAGTGCGGATGTTCAGACCATTAGCACAGGCACAACAGGTACTGACTTCAACGTTGTGTCAAGTGGTAGCAATCATGAGTTTAATATACCAACAGCATCGGCTACAACTAGGGGTGCATTGAGCAGTGCTAATTGGAGTACATTCAATAGTAAGCAAGCAGCATTGGTATCAGGTACCAACATCAAGACTGTTAATGGTAACTCATTGGTAGGCAGTGGTAATGTTAATATAGGTCCTAAGCTATTAGGATGGAGTGGTTATCTAGGTACAACAACAACAGGAACGACTCTTACTGTATGTCACTCACTATTAATACCTGCCAATACATTAAGTCTTAACAATATACTAGAAGTACAATTTAGAATGTTCAGACAAAGTGGTAATCTAGGACAGCTATATGGTAGGATATACTTTAATACTACCAACAGTTTAACAGGTGCTACTTTATTCAATACTACTTTTACAATGAATGGAGGAAGTACTCAATTTTTAGGATTAGTTGAACGTAATTTTAGCTACAATGGTACTAACTTAACTGGCTATTCTAACACTGCTTTTTCAGATTACACTGTAGGTCCTGCTCTTAACGTAGCATTCAACTATACTGTAAATAATTACATACTATTTACTATGCAATGCCAGAATGCTGGTGATGTAGCTAACATTAATTTATTCAAAGTCTTTGCGTATGTTTAATATAAACGGAATAGAGTACACAATCACAGGACCTATTGAGGTGGTGAGTGATACACAGCTTCATGTTGAAACGGACAAGGGTATCATTCTAATAGATGATACAATGGATATATATAAAGAATTAATCAATGGCTAGATACGCAAACACAGGGGAGTTTAACATCCTATATCCTACACGTAGGAAGATGGCTACCATCCTCAAGAGAATAATTAGAAACGAGGTAGTAGATAGTGAGGGTACACTTGTAGAAAGTGTGCGTATCAATGCCAAGGTAACAGGCTTCCAAAAACTTGAGATACAAATAGTGGCCATGTACTACTTTATCTTCCTGAATAATGGGGTGCCACAAACAGCTAATGCCTATGGGCCGAATGGTGGCTCAATTGCTCCTAGAGATTTCGTTGCACAATTTACAGATGCAATGATGGAGGCAGGACTTATTGCTGAAATCTATCGGCAGTACACTGAATGGATTACAAAAAAGTATCCATTGGTCCAAGCAGTTGAGGTGCTTGAGAAACAGTATAAACTTGTGTACACATTTGAAGCTCTTGACCCTCCTGCAGGATTTCAGCAGGGCTTCCCATTAGATGTCTAACTCTTTCTTCATAGACAAAACATTGAACACATAGATGAGTGGTAGGGCACCAACCTTATCACTCTTTGTTATGTCTCCATTAGTCAACCCGTAGATGGTTTGCTCCCATGACCATTTAGCTTGAGCCTGTTCTTTCTCAATTTCTTTGACCTCTTCAGGGTCCATCTCCCTGCGTTCCTCATCACTAAGGTCCTCATCTAGATCACCACTAAATAGGTTCTCATATTTTTTAAGAAAGTCCTCCCTGTACTTCATAAACTCATGCACAATACCATACACATCTGTGATTGGTAGGTCATGAAATTTCTCTGCTCTAAGATTACAGTCAAACTCATATGGCTCAAGGACCTCATCCCCCCATTCATTCACCTTGATGTTCCGGTAGCAGATAGCACAAACTTTGTCAAGATTTGTGACGTAGTTATCACTAAAAAAATAGTCTAGGTCTATGTACTCATACAGCGTAAGCTTGTTGAATGGTTTGAACTTCATTCCAAGCAGTTCATGCTTATATCTTTTGGATGGCTCGGAGGTACACCACTTAGCCTCTGCTACAAGTTCTGCCAATTCATCCACATCCATATCCTCAATGATATCAATAGGCTCATCTGATAAAATAGAAAGAGCCTCACTGTTGTAGTGGTAGGCTCCCTGTTCTCTATCTATGCCACTAAATTCAATGAACTGCTCAAGCGTTACTTGGCTCCAATTCTGAGGTAGCTTGATCATTGGCTTGCTGTCCTATTTTTTGTGCGATGAACATAACGTATGGAATGGAGATAGCTGCATTCAGTTTTCTAATGAGCTTTGCTTTCTGCTTGATGTGTGCATCTGTGTAGTGTTCAGTAGGTGTAAGGTCCTCCCGTTTGAACATGACAGCTAACATCTCGGATATATATCCTTTCTCTTTTTTCAGTGTTATCTTTTCAATCAGTTTAGTATCCCGTACGGTTAACTTCATTTGTGCCTTGTAGATGTATCCATCAATCTCAAGCTCTTCTACTGTTGGATATTCTTTGCGTTCTGCAGAGTTAAATTCTTTGACCATCCCCACAAAATCAGCCACGTCATAGTCCCAAAACTCAGACTCAGGTATCCCAAGGTATGCAAACACTTGGAGGTGCTTATCAATAGGGTCAAGTTCCTGATTGTTATTAATATCAGTGATGGCTTCGAACTGCTCAATAGTGAGCTCTTCAAGTTGGTTGGGGATTTCCCTGTTTAAGATAGTTATCATGTTTTAATTTTTGAACAAATATAGAGTTTTTTTAATATAGGTAGATGGCTAAAAACAATATCCCTACCTATCAAATCACTATTGACCCTGCCTATGCAGAAAATGGTGAGGACCTTGGCATTGAGCAAATAGCTTTTACAGCTACTCCTGCAATCAAAGTTAAGGGGATGGCATTCAGTTCTCAAGCTAAACCTTTGTTCTTTTCTGATGAATTAAAATACCGTATCACTGCACCTGCTTTGATACCTATGGAGATTTACCGCTTTGATGAAGATAGTAAAGAGGAGTACAATGTCAAGTTCACTAAGGAAGAGATTGAGCTAATCCATGGCAAGTTCATGAAGCAGATGGTTAACCGAGATTTATTCAATCTTGAGCATGACCAATCTAAGACAGTTCCTGCCTATGTCCTTGAGGCATGGATAGTAGATACTCCAATGGAGGATAAAGCCTATTCATCATTTGGTATTGAAGTACCTGAGGGTACTCTTATGGTTACTGCTCAGGTAACGGATAAGGAATACTATGCAGAACTAGTTAGCCAAGAGCAGATTGGTTTCAGTATAGAGGGATACCTTGGGATGAAGCTTAAAGAGCAACAAACAAACAATATACAAATGAACAAATTACCTGATGGAGAGCATCTAATCGAGGGTAAAATCTATGTCGTAGTTGACGGAGAGGTTACTGAGATACGTGATGCTGAAGTAGTGGAGGCCTCTGAAGAGGTAGCCCTAGAAGATACTGTTGTCGAAGAGACAGTAACAGCAGAAATTCCTGCAGAGGAAGAGACAATGGCGGTTGACCCTGTAGTTGATGCAGAGGCAATCCTTGCTATTGTTAAGCCTGTAATGGATGAGCAAATGAATGCTTTACTTGCTATGATAGCTGACCTTAAGAACCAATTGGAAGAGGCACTATCTATGGAAGTAGAAGAAGAGGTGGTGAGTGAGGCTGTGGCCATGAGTGCACAGCAACGTTTTTCTAGTGTAAACAAATTTATAAACAAATAAAACCATGCGTAAATTAAAATTCGACTTACAAATCGACCCAACTGCTTTATTAGCAGCGAACCCTGAGGCATTCTATTCTCAAGCTTACTTGAGCGAAGACACTGCTGACAACTACAGAACTTTGCCAGGTGTAAAGTACAAGACTAAATTAGCAACTGTTACTTTTGGTAACATCTTACAACCATCTAGCTGTTCTTTCTCAGCTCCTAATGATGATTTAGATGCGAAAGAGATTGACGTTTGTGCATTGTCTGCAATGGCTCAAATCTGTCAGTTTGACTTAGAGCAATCTTTCTTATCTCTTCAAATGAGCCAAGGATCTAACGGAGATTTCTCTGTTGCATCTTTCATGTCTTTCTATTGGGGTGAGATGGCTAACAAAATCAATGGTAACATCGAGTTAATCCGTTGGCAAGGTGACACTGCTTCATTAAACCCTACACTCGCTTTGTGTGATGGTTATGAAAAAGTATTAGGTCTTGATGTAAACGTTATCAATCCTGCTACTGCTCCTGCAATCGCTAACTTTGCTGCATTAGAGCTTGCTTTATCTGCTGCTTTATCTGCACTTCCTGCTACTATTGCTACTCGTACATCTGACTTGCGTATCTTTATGCCTACTCAGTTAGTTAATATGTACCGATTAGGAGTAGCTTCAGGTAACACTCAAGCATACATTACTCAAGATTTATCTTTGACTTACTTAGGTATCAAAATAGTTATCTGCCCGGGAATGAGCAATAACAAATTTGTTATCACTTTGAAAGACAACCTTATCTACGCATTCGATGCTGAGGGTGATAGCTCTGATTTGCGTGCAGTTAACTTAGCTGATACTGTAGCTGAGCCTTACATCAGAACTCGTGCTAACATGAAAGTTGGTTTCAACTTCGTGAACCCATCTGATATCTATTTCTACAATTAATAAATAACCATGAGCCCTCTACCAAGGGGGCTCTTTAATACTTATAACCATGGCTTGTCAAGCATTAGAAACTATAGCAAAATCATGTCTAAACAACAGTGGAGGTATTTATGGTATTTGGATTAACCAACAAGATGAGGTTCTTTCTATTGTTCCTGCAGACCCATCAGCGGGTGCGGGTTGGACAATAACAGCAATCAATCTTCAGGCTACTCCTGTATTGTTTGAAAACTTCTACGTTAGACGTAACACATCAAACTACACAGAGGATTCAACCATTGACTTAGTGAATGGTAGCTCTTTTGTGACTCAAACTGTTAACCTAGTATTTCATAGACGTGAGGCTGCAAAGTCCCGTGCTATCAAAATCTTAGGTTCAGGACAGCAATACTTAGCCGCTATCATCCTTGATGCAAACGGTTTATATTGGTACTTCCCTTACTTGCAGGTATCTGCAACTGCTGAGGGTTCTGGAACAGCTCGTGCGGATGGTTCTAAATACGCAGTTACTTTGGTAGCTGAGAATGAGTACCTTGCATACGAGATTACTGAAGCTGCTGCATTAGCAGTACTTGCTCCATAAAATCCTGCCTCTCTATATTGAAGCCCTGCCACTATGGTGGGGCTTTTTTTATGAACATTTGACAAACCTAAATTAATATAGGTGTGATATACTTAGATCAAGGTGTTATTAATCAGTTTGTACTGACCCTCTCAGAGGTCACTACGGTTACAACACCGCACTACTTATTTGTGTTCACCAATGAAATGAATACCACTAGCACACCACAGCTCTTCACATCTGCTGATACAAGTGCTTACCCTGAAAGATACAACCTGTTTACTCTAGATGAGCCTACAGATATTGCACTCTTGAAAGGTCAGTACGTTTACCAGGTATATGAGAGCTCAACTGCATTTGTTTTGCCCCTTACAATAGCACAAACTACAGGAGTAGTTATTGAAGAGGGTAGAATGGTAGTAAGTGGTCCTGCAGGTACATCAATATATGACTAACTATGGCTTGGTACGAAAGACTATTTAACAGCAAACCAAAAGGCCCCGAAATGGTGGAGGGCTATCAATCATTTAGCACCCCATTCCTACCGGTAGGTAGAGGCAACTTGACACTGCCTTACATCAATGGTAGATATGTTCAGGAATCATGGGTCCGATTTGGGGAGGGGAACCTTTATCCGGAAATGTTGAATCAAATGTACTACAGCTCGCCGCTTCATGGTGCAATTGTGGACTTTAAGACCAATGCTGTAATTGGTGGAGGGTTTAACCTTACTACTGACAAGCTAACACCACAAGAAAAACTTGAGATGTTCAGCTTTGAGAAAAAAGCTAACCTTAAGCACACCGTTAAGGCTGTGACTAAGCAGTTAATCATCCACAATCGTGTATATTTCAAGCTATATTTTGGTGAGAAAAAGAAACTTATCAAGATTGAGAATGTAAGTCCTGAGAAAGTAAGGGTATCACCATGCAAAAAATACTATTATTTATCAGATGATTGGAGTACCAGGATAGATACGGAGGTAATTAAGCCTTACCACATCACCTGTACGGATGAAATTCAGCTATATTGTTACGAGGTTAAGTCAGTTGGGCAGGACTACTATCCAATACCAACATATAGTTCCTGTCTAAATTTTGCGTTTTTGAGTGGTGAGCTATCTTACTTCGCTAAAAGTAACATTCAAAATAGTGTGTTCCCATCCTTTGCTATGATGTTCCCTAAACGACCACAGTCTGAGGAGGAAAAACACATGATCAAGGAAACCATTGACAGGTTGAAAGGTGCAGCCAATGCAGGTAAAGCTGTGGCATTCTTTGCTAACAGTGCGGACCAACTTCCAAAGATTGAAAGCCTACCTACCAACGGCAATGACAAGCTATTTCATGAGGCTTCTGCATTGAACACTGAGCAGATTTGTTTCTCACATACCATTGACCCTATCTTGATGGGGGTACGTACCACAGGTAGCCTAGGCAGTGGCTCTGATATCAAGCAGGCCTATGTGATATTTGAGAAAAATGTAGTAATGGAGCTACGTCAACAGGTGGTGACTATCTTCCAAGAGATATTAACCATTGCACGTATCCCTGCTGAGTTCACAATCAATAACTTTCAAATTATTGGTGATGCTATTGTTGAGGTAGATGAAGAGACAGCAAAAGTTAAGGATGCATTAAACAACTTGAGTGATGCACTACTCGGTAAAGTACTTGAGAAAATGACTACCAATGAGATACGGGCTCTAGCCTCACTACCTCCAATTGATGAACCTACTAACCCTGCTCAGTAATGTTATATTTTATCACTGAAACCTACCTAAAAACAAACACACCCATTACAGCCAATGTGGATGTGACTGATGTAACCCCATACATTGCTACACAATCAGCACTACGGATACAGCCTATCCTGGGCACTACGTTCTACAATCACATGTTGACTGCTTACAACAATCAAACTCTTACACCGGATGAAATAGATCTAGTAGAGTTCATTCAACCGGTCATTGCATGGAGGTCTGCAGAAGATGCAGTCTTTGGGTTGACCTATCAGCTAAAAAACAAAGGGCTTCAAACTCAAAACGGAGATTATTCTGCAAGCGTATCCCGTTCAGAGGTGGCATTTGGTATGGAGCACTATGCACAGAAAGCTAGTTTCTTTGAGCAACGTCTTATCAGATGGCTCCTAGCTAACAAAAACCTGTTCCCTATATTTATCAGTACCACTAACATGGACACTGACCTACGGCCTATGTTTAACCACTGCTCATGCATCAATCAATATCAGTTGACTTGCACAGGTATGTGTGGCAACTTCCTTGAGAACGGATACAATAACAGCATCCTAATCTTGTAATGAACTCACAGCTCACCATACTACTAGCTACAATGAAAGCCAATTGGTTTAAGTTGTTAGCTGTTATCTCTACATTCCTAATGCCAATCTCAGGGCTATTGTTCCTTGTTGGGTTTGTCATTCTATTGGATACGATAACAGGAGTATGGAAGAGCATCAAACACAAGGTGCCAATCACAAGCAGAGGGCTATCTGCTATCATTAGTAAGATGTTATTGTATGAGGTAACCGTGATAATGTTCTACATGATAGACCAATTCATACTAAATAAAATTATTCTGCAGTTTTTTTCAGTGGAGCTCATGCTTACCAAAGTGCTATCTCTTATCCTGGTATCAATTGAGGTCATGAGCATAAACGAAAACTACAAAGCAGTGAAAGGATTGGACCTATGGCAGGCAATGAAGAACTTGTTTGCTAGAGCTAAGGATATTAAAAAAGAGGTCGATGAAATTAGACACGAGCAAGATATTACAGGAACGCCTATCTAATAGTCAGTACTTCCATGAGGAGTCTGAGAAAAAACAAATCTATCTACACCACACTGCAGGCAATGGTAACCCCGTAGCTGTTTCTAGGTGGTGGAATAGTAATGGGGATAGGATTGCTACCGCATTTGTAGTGGGTGAGAAAGGATCTATTGTGCAGTGCTTTTCATCTAAGCATTGGGCCTACCATCTAGGCATAGATAGTCAAGACTTTTCTGCTCATGGACTCAAGTACCAAAACCTAAACAAGCTATCAGTAGGTATTGAGATATGCAATTGGGGTCCATTGAAGCTAAAGGATGGAAAGTACTACAACTATGTCAAGGGAGTGGTGGACCCGTCAATGGTAACCACATTAGATACACCATACAAGGGTAATAAATTTTGGTACAAATATACGGATGAGCAAATTGAAAGCACTCGACAATTAGTGGAGTACCTGTGTGAGACCTATGACATTCCCAAGGCATATCGAGCTGAAATATTTGCCATTGATAAAGAGGCATTCAAAGGTACTGCAGGGATCTACACGCATAACTCAGTACGCAAAGACAAGGCAGATATATACCCATGTCCTAGAATGATTAAGATGTTACAAAGCCTATGAGATATTTGATACCTATACTCATCCTGTTATCCTGCTCCGCTCCTAAGCGTGCTCAATGGCACTACAAGAAAGCACTTAAGAATGGATTGCAAGTAGTCCAGGATAGTGATACCATCCGCATAGCTACTGTGGACTCATTCCCAATAGTACACAATGACACTATCTTTTGGGAAAAGTTCATCGCGTATCGCGATACGGTAATAAAGTTTAACAATGTGTATGTACCTAAGACTAGATGGCAAACAAGGATTGAGTACAAGGAACGGGTAAAGACCTTAAAGATTAAAGGTGATACACAATGGAAAACAGCCAAGGCTAAACAGGTAGTCAAGTATAAAATACTATGGTGGCCTGTTATTGTTTCGTTTATTCTAGGTATATTGCTCCGTTTTTTAATCCAAAAGGGGCTACTTGACAGGATTGCCCTGCTGTTTAAGCTATGAGAAAAAGACTATTTTACGATATTGAGACCTCTTTCAATGTCGGAGTATTCTGGAGAACAGGATACAACCTAACCATTAACCCTGGGGATATCATTCATGAACGGGCTATCATCTGCATATGCTACAAATGGGAGGGTGAGGAAGAGATACACAGCCTAACATGGAGCAAATCACAGAGTGATAAGAAAATGATAGAGGCTTTTGTCAAAGTACTCCATGAAGCTGATGAGATTGTGGCTCACAATGGTGATAATTTTGACCTTAAATGGATACGTACAAGAGCTTTATTTCATGGCATTGGTGTTATGCCATCCCCTAAGACCATAGACACCCTTAAATGGGCTAAAAGGTATTTTAATTTTAACAGCAACAAGCTTGACTACATTGCCAAGCTACTCAAGGTAGGTGCTAAAATGGAAACAGGAGGCCTTGACCTGTGGAAAGATATAGTTTTTCGCAAGGATCAGGATGCATTAGATAAGATGGTGGAGTATTGCAAGATGGATGTTCAGGTCCTTGAGTCAGTATTTGAGAAACTCAACAGCTATGCCTTAGTAAACCATAACTATGCTGTGCAGTATGGTGGTGATAGATACGAATGTGCTGAATGTGGTGGTATTAATCACCGGTACAATAAGAAAGTAGTCACAGCTGCAGGAACAGTGCACCATTGGCTCCAATGTAGAGACTGCAAAAAGCATAACAAAGTAAATAACCTGGTATTTACTAAGTACCAAGAGTATCTTTACACCCGAAAGAAAAACATTTCGTAAGGCTATCCCCTTATTTTTACTGAGATTATCCCCTTATAGCACGCATAACTGCTGTAGTTTATCCCCTTTATTACCCATTATAATGTGATTATCACGTTATTACCTTTATTTTATGTCATTTTCACCACAATTCTACACTTATAATGTGGGTTCCTTATCTTAAATTTGTTGAAAATTAAATTTTTTTGTGCAAAATGTTTTGCAGTTATGAAACTTTTTATATCTTTGTCAGGTATTAACACTTAAAAATTATTTATGAAACAGTTTGAACGAGCCCTTGACTTTATCAAGACCAACCAAAACAACGCAGAGACCCTTGCTTTATTCTTAGAGCAACTGCTTGTAGAAGCTACTGAGGAAATGACTCAGACAGCACTCGATAACACAGAAGATTTTTTAACCATCCTAAACGCAAACAAATGAAAAAAGAACTATTTGATGTAGTAGCAAGCTTTGCTGTGGTCGTGGGTACCATGGTATTAATGTATCACTGTTTAATCTTTATGATATGCAAGTAACATTAAAAAACAATACAGCCTATTTTGACTTTGATGAGTTCCATGGGTGCTGTGAGTTCAAGATCACTAACATTACCGATGAGGACTATGAGGTGGAGCTAAGTGAAATTAAAGCCACTCAAGTTATTGGTGAGGTAGAACTTGACTACATCCTTACTGACATGCAACTTGACCAACTCAATGAGGAAATTATATGGTGCATCCAGGACACTAACATGGTCAGAGATATGCAAGACTTTGACAATTACTTTGATGAAGATGAATGGAGGTATGATGCATAGAGATATATCAGAGATGGCCAGATGGTGGACCAAACAGTCATTCGCAGGAGATAGAGGCGGCTCCTTTAATACCGCCCTTTATTTAGAATACTTAAAATGTAAGAACTCATGTACAGATTACTCTACTATTATGATAAAAGGCTCGCAGAGAGCTATGAATTCCCTACCAAAGCACTCTGCCATTGGCAACTTAACAAGTTCAGGGCAGCAGGTACTCACGTTTACGGACACTTTGTAATTGAGAAGGTATGAATCAACACAAAATATACAGGGTGCTAAGGCTCCTGCAGATGCTACAGGAAAAGCCCAGGACCGTAATGGGTATGTCTAGGTACTTAGGCACAAGTGAAAGGACAGCATACAGGTACCTTAAGCTATTTGAAAAGCTAGATTATAACGTAAAACGAGATAACTATTATAAATACTTTATTGAGAAAAAATGAATAAAATAATACAAGGTAATGCATTAGATTTAATTACTGAAATTGATGATCATTCTGTAGATCTTACAATTTTAGATCCTGATTATCAGGATTGGGATAAATTATGCGAAGATGGTTTAATATGTCAAGCTGTAAGAGTAACTAAATTAACAGGTAATATAATTTGCTTTACCAAACAGCCATTCGATTATAATTTAAGAAATGAAATTAATCACATTTTCAGAAGAGAAATTATATGGACATTTTCAAATGGAGGGGCATGGATTAGTAAAAAAATGCCATTAGTTAGTTTTCAAAAAATATTTTGGTTAACATTATCTAAGGATTTTTTTATTAATGTTAGAACAGGATTAAAATATAATGAATCAACTATATCCATGAAAAGAAAAACAAAAGTATTTGGAGATTACAAAGCTGATGGGAATTATTTTGAAAAATCAAATGAAGGTACTTGGATTAGAGATCATTATCATTTTAATAAACCACATTCTGGGAAAATACCTGCCAAACCTGAAGAGTTAATAAATATATTGATAAAATGTTTTTGCCCTGAAAATGGGTTAGTATTAGATCCATTTTTAGGTAGTGGTATATCTGGATTTGTTTCAAAAAAATTAAACAGGGATTTTATAGGATTTGAAATAGATAATAGTAGAGTATTAGAATATGAAAAAAAACAAAAAATTGAACAGCTATGAGAGGACAAATTGATGAGACAGTATTCGAGCTCACAAAACTACAAAATGAGGACCTAATGAATCTTATCCTAGAATACCAACTGAACACCCCGAGCAGGATAGAGTCAGTGACATACAAGAGGTACTATCTGTACAATTTTATGTACAACTACCGGCACATGACATACAGCATGATAGGTAAGTTTTTCAACCGAGACCACAGCACAGTGATACATGGGATGAGAGAGCACAAGTATTGGTATGACAAAAAAGATGAAAGGTACATGAAGTACATCCATCCACTACCTGACCTTATTAAGCAAAAGCGTGACGATGTTAACATCTTTGATGTCAGTGTCATGCCAATGTGTGACGAAGAGGCAAGGGTAACAATCACAGGTAACTACCCTCCAAAGTTATTAACAAAATTCACAGATAAAATGACTACATCCGAGATTGTGTCTATATTTGAGGACCATAATTTTTTAAGGGTTAATATGGGGGAGGGGGTCTAGGCTCCCTCTTTTTTGTGACAGTGTGACGATGGGACGGTTCTCTTATATAGGGGTCTTAAAAAATAGACCACTAAAAAAGTTTGCGTTCTGGAAAATTTACCGTCTTATCGTCACGCTTTGCCTGAAACCCAATACAGCATTAGTTTATAGCCGTGACGATAAAATAAAAACATCGTCACAAATTGTCTTTTATCGTCTTTTTTAATACTTTTACAATATGTTTAACCCTAAAATATCAGTCTTTCGCAGTTTGTTTAACAGCAAAGAGACACCTTTCACACTTGAGGCAATAGAAGTGTACAACAGAATCAAGCAAGGCAACCCCGAGCTAATTGGTAAAATAAATAAACTTAGAGCAGGGGATACTGACAGCAAAATGCAGCTCATGGCTATCATGTTTAACGGTACATTTAGTGAACGCAAGGATGATGGACTCATTCAGCATAGTGGTTTGTGTGTCCTAGACTTTGACAAGTACCCTGATGCTAAGACCATGGCAGCAGAACGCAAGAGGCTGATGGATTGCCCCTATGTTTATATGATGTTCACTTCACCTAGCGGAAATGGACTTAAGGTAGTTATACGTACACCTGAAAGCACTAAATTTGAACACAAGCGGAGGTTTGAGGCATACAAGGAATACATCAACAGTGATTATTTTGACGTTGCTAACAGTAATGTGTCAAGGGTTTGCTTTGAAAGCTATGACCCTGATGCCTACCTTAATGAGTTCTGCGAAGTATTCCAAGGTATTACCCAGGATAAAGGATACCACAAGGCAGAAAAGATAGCGGTGCTACCCATTGCTAATGAAGATCGTATCATTGAGCTAATCATGAAGTTTAACCATGGCAAGTTTGAAGATGGTCGCAACAATTGGACCTACAAAGTTGCATGTTGTATGTGCGAGTATGGGGTGGATAAGTATGCAGCCAAAAACTACCTGCTCCAATATCAACAGGATGGATTTGAAAGCAATGAGATTAACTACACCGTAGAGAATGCATACAAATCAAGTAACTTTAATATCAAGTACTTTGAAGATGCACAAACAGTTAGCAAGGTAAAGCTAAAACTTAAAGAGGGAGTTAAGGATGAGGATATCCAAAAGCAGTTAGGTGTTACCGGGGCCATCATTGAGTCAGTAAAGGAAGAGGTGCAGAATAGTGACGATGTGTTTTGGCAGGCTGATGGTAAGAAAATTACTATCGTGCCGCATGACTATGCTATCTTCCTGCACAAGCATGGCTTTGCTAAGTACTATCCTGAACGTAGCAACAAGCCTACCTATGTGTACATTGAAGAGAACAAGGTTAGTGAGAGCTCAGTGGAGCTAATCAAGGACTTTGTGCTCAAGTACTGCCTATCTAAGGGTGAACTTGATGTGTACAATCATTGTGCTAAGAATACACAGCTATTTACTGAGAGCCATCTCAATATGTTGGAGTCAATTGATATGCGTATCCTGCAGGACAGCCGGTACGTTAGTTACATCCCATTCAACAATGGAGTGGTGGAGGTCACAAAGGACAAGGTGGAGCTCTTGAGTTACATTGATATTGATGGGTACATTTGGAAAGAGCATATTATTAAAAGAAACTTTACCCGACTGCCATCTCATGATAACAATTTCCAAGATTTTGTACATAAGGTTTCAGCCCAGGATAGTGAACGGATTAAGGCAATGGAGTCAACGCTAGGATATTTAATCCACACATTCAAAGATAAGACTGACCAAAAGGCAATAATCTTCAATGACCAAGAGATTGATGATAACCCGAATGGAGGGAGTGGTAAGAGCTTGATGTTGACAGCCATCGGGAATATCCGCAAGATTATTAAGATAGATGGCAAGGCTTACAACCCATCTAAGAATGACTTTGTGTATCAGAGGGTCAACATGGATACTCAGGTGCTAGCATTTGATGATGTTAAAAAGCACTTTGACTTTGAGCAGTTATTCTCACTGATCACTGAGGGTATTCCGGTCAACAGAAAAAACAAGGATGAGATATACATTCCATTTGAGCGGAGCCCTAAAATAGTTATCACTACCAACTATGTGATTAGTGGAGCAGGTACCTCCCATGACAGGAGGAGACATGAAATAGAGTTTTTTCAGTACTTTAATAGTCAACGGAACCCACAGGATGAATACGGGAAGCTCCTATTTGATGAATGGTCAAAGGATGAATGGGCTCATTTTGATAACTACATGCTGAGTAACCTACAGATGTACTTGCAGAATGGATTGGTGAGGAGTATCTCTATCAATGCGGATGCAAAGAGGTTTATCCAGAATACTTGCAAGGAATTCTATGACTTTGTGATGGATGGGAATATAGCCCTTGATGTGAGACACTACAACAAGTCCTGTACTGAGGCATTCCAAGGTGATACAAATGGGTTTAAGGACCTTGATAGCAGGAAGTTTATCAAATGGGTGCAGGTGTATGCACTATACAAGGGCTACAAGTACACTAAGAATAAGGACCACCATGGCAGATACTTTGAATTAACGAAAGATGAACAATGATACAGATAACAAACGAGGATAATATGCTACTAATGGCTAGGTATCCTGATAATTACTTTGACCTGGCGATTGTTGACCCACCGTATGGTATTGATATTGAACAAAGGGTATTTAAGGATGGTAAAAAATGGGATAGTGAAACACCAAAAAAAGAATACTTTGATGAATTGTTTCGTGTTTCAAAAAATCAAATTATTTGGGGGGGAAATTATTTTATTGAAAATCTTTACTCAACAAAATGCTTTTTAATTTGGGATAAAAAAATAACTCAAAAACACACTTTTTCAATGGCTGAATTTGCTTGGACTTCATTCAATACTAACTCAAAATGTTTTTACCAACCTCCTCCAGGTGATAGGGGTTTTTATACAATAGATGAAACACGAATTCACCCAACACAAAAAAGTATTGATTTATACAAATGGCAACTATCTTTATACGCTAAGCAAGGAGATAAAATACTTGACACACACTTGGGCTCAGGCTCAATAGCAATAGCCTGCCATGACTATGGCTTTGAACTTACCGCCTGTGAACTTGATAAGGAGTACTTTGATAAGGCAATGGAGAGATTGAATAATCACATGGCACAGCAAAAACTATTTTAACCTATAAGATGAAAAAAGAATATAAAACGTTAATGCATGAGTTAAAAATTAAACGATATGCAGAGACCCATCCAAATTACCCCCCTAATTATATCCCAAAGACTATGTACAAAGACTCAACAGCAAACGGATTGACAAGAGCAATCTGCGACTACATTAATTACCATGGATATCAAGCTGAACGCATCAACACGATGGGAACAGCTAGAGAAAAAAAGACCACAGCCGGTAAGGTCATAGGTGTGACCTGGACCAAAGGCACAAGCACAGCAGGCTCTGCTGATATATCTGCTACCATTAAAGGACGTAGTGTAAAAATAGAGGTAAAGATAGGTAAGGATAGGCAGAGTGATGCACAGAAGAGGTATCAGGAGAACATAGAGAGGGCAGGAGGTACCTACTACATCGCAAAAAACTTTGATGATTTTGTAGATTTTTTTAATGAGTTTGTATCTACGAATTAAATTATTTGTATATTTGTTAAAATTAATACCTTAAAAAATGGCAACAGTTAGAAAGACCCCTCAAGCTGACGAGGCAAAAACAGCACTAAACATCTATCAAAAACTGCACCTTGCAAAGCAGTCAATGGGTAAGGTAGTAAAAAATGCTACTAACCCCCATCTGAAGCGAAACTATGCAGATATTAACAGCATCATTGATACGGTGGAGCCTATTCTACTAGACCATGGCCTGCTATTGATACAGCCTGTAAAGGATGATAAGGTGTACACGATCATTGCGGATGTGGATAGCTCTTATACCCTTGAATCATTCATGACATTACCTCCCATTACAGATGCACAGAAGTTAGGAGGAGCTATCACATACTTCCGTAGATATACTTTGGTTAGTTTGCTATCCCTGCAGGCTGTAGATGATGATGGTCATGAGGCAAGCAGAGCACCTAAGGCAAAGCCTACATTAGACGCTGACAAGTTTGCTAAGGCACTCAAAGCTATACAAGAGGGTAGATACTCAATTGAAGAGCTAAAAGCCACTTACAACCTATCTAAAGAGCAGGAGGGGCAGCTATGAAATTCAGAGCATCACAATTAGGAAAATTAATGACATCCTCTAGGACTAAGGGGGAGGTATTAGGACAAACAGCTAAGAGCTACATCATTCAGAAAGCTAAAGAGGACTTTTTTGAGTACAAAACGGAGCTCACTAACAAGTATGTCATGAAAGGCATACACCAGGAACAGGACTCGATTGACCTGCTCAATGCTGTGAGGTTTGAAAACTACAAAAAATACGAACACAGGGCAGAGAATGAATGGCTAACCGGTAGCTGTGATATAATCACTGAGGACCTTATCATTGATGTTAAGACCTCATGGTCCTTAGAGACGTTCCCTGCTACTAGCTATGAGCTCAAGGATCTATCTGAGTACGAATGGCAGGGTAGAGCCTACATGTGGCTGTATGATAGACCACGATTTGAGCTGTGCTATGTCATGGTGAGCACTGCGGATGATATTCTTAGTGACTATGATAGCTATGCCATTCACAAAGTGGACCACATAGATCCTGCTAAGCGTATTACCTCCATCAGATTTGAGAGAGACAAGGAACTTGAGATACAGATGGCTGAGAAACTGATAGCAGCTACTGAGTTCTACAAGGAAGTATTAACCCAATTAGAAAATAAATAAAATGGATAGAGAACAATTTTACCACGAGGCCTGCTTGAGAGCAATGCAAGGCCTCTTAGCTGCCTCAGGGCACTACAGGGATGAGCTAATCAAAAACCCATGTGAGTATGTAGCCAGTGCTGCTAGAGAATATGCTGCAGAGTTAACTGACCAAATATACGGTCCACCTATTGAATGGCCTAAAGAACGTTATTTTTAAGCTATGAAAGAACAGACAGCAGTAGAGTGGTACGCAGAACAAGCAATGCTATTAGAAATAAAAAGAGCAACAGGTAGTATTTCAATTACTAATATGCTAAATGAATTATCTAATATACTTAACCAAGCCAAAGAGATGGAAAGAAAAGAAAGATTAAAACATCAATTATTTATAGGGAAAGTATTTGAGATACTTGGCCTTGATAAGACAGTTGAATTATTAAAACAATGTAATGAAGAAATAATATGAAAGCAACACTAGAATTTAACCTCCCTGAGGACCAGGCAGAACATTACTGTGCCATCAAAGGGGCTGATATGCTAAACGTACTATGGGAGCTCAAGGCAGAGCTCCGTAGTATGCTCAAGTATGGAGAGCTACCGGATAAACAGTATGAGATAGTAGAAAAGATACAGGACTTCCTATTGAGTAGCCTAAATGATAACGACGTAAACCTAGACAAATGAGATATCCTATAATTTTTCTATCAGCTCTAGTCATAGAGATTTGTTCAACATTTTACATTAGATTTGTGTCCGAGGGCAATGCACCTGGTATGATATTCTTTGCAGCCATTGGTCCATTCCTTGGGCTACCATTCCTTGGCTACATGATCGAGGCTACCAATTGGAGTGAGAGAGTGTTCAATGCAGTGGCACTGAGCTTTGGATACATAGTAGGTACAATAATCGTAATAACTTTAATCAAATGATACTAGCACTAGCAATTTTAATAGCCCCTGCAATAGTGTGGGGATGGATTTCAACTATAAACTATATCAAATACATAAACCATGAGTAAATTCAAAGGAGAGGTAGTGTTTATCACACCAACAACGTCAGTATCTGACAAATTTAAGAAGAGAGAGGTAACTCTAAAAAGCCAGGATGAATATCCGCAGTATGTCACGTTCCAATTAACACAGGACAAATGTGACCTAGCCAATAACCTGAAAGCAGGGGAAGTGGTGGAAGTGAGCTATAACCTACGGGGTCGTAGATGGGAGGCACAGGATGGCACCATCAAGTACTTCAACTCTATTGAGGCATGGACCATGAGCCTTAGCTCCAAAACTGAACAGGCACCTATTGATAAACTAACCAAAGACTTAGACCTTGAGAGCAGTGACGATTTACCTTTCTGAGCAGCAGGAGCTGTCCGATTGGATGAGAAGAGAGATTAACGGAATGCTAGGCAAACGCTACAAGTTAACTCACCTATCTGAGGATATGAATGTCAACTATGCCAAGCTATACCGCTTCATGAGAGGAAAAAATGTAGGCACGGAGATCTATGACTCATTTTTTAGAGTATATTTGAGGCAATGGAACTCCTAACTCTAATACCTTTGGCATGGTGGTGGTGCAATTTTGAACCACTACAAGCAACTTTAACAAGGATATATATGTCCTTAAGACCAGGCACATGGGCCATACCCTTACTAGATGCATTGAGTTGCAGTAAGTGTGTGGCCTTTTGGCTTACATTGGCATGGCATCAGGACTTTATCCTAGCTTGTCAGGCAGCAGTGGGTGCCTATTTACTTGAATTATGTTTGAACAAACTGACATAGAGCTCATAGACTCAATTGATAGTACCGCAGATGCTGTAAAGTATTCTAAGCATTCCTGTGTACAGCTCTACAAGATAAGGGTCAAGTATGATGGACCACAGCCAAGAGAGTGCTTTTGTGCATCAGTGAGGCGGAAAGTGTGGTATAAGGACTTCATGAATTGGTATGAAAAAAGTCTTAGACAGGTACATCAATAACCACTACGATGAGGTCAGGGCTTACACGCTGTACTTTCTCACCAAAATGGGGAGCAATATCGAGGCGGATACAGTTATCAATAATTCATACCTCCATGTACTAACCATCAATGAGGATGCAGAGAGTGAAGACCAGGTCAAGAGCTATCTACTCAACACAATCAAGTATCAAATTCTATGGAACACATCACTGAGCCACAAGGATGATAGGGTAAATTCAATGGAGTATGAGGATAAAGATGAGGTTGATGATGAGCAGGATCTACATGCTAAGATATTGGAGGATAAAATCTACTCTACACACAAAGGGATGATTGAGATATACCGCAGTGAGATATCTGACCACGTTCACAGGATAGTATTTGAGGCATACATTGACAAAGGATACACCACAGCTCGAGCAATGGCTAAGTACTTTGATATTCCTGTTACATCAGCACACTATCTGATTAAAGAAATTAAACAAAATTTACGCAAATTACAATATAGGTATGAGACTATCTCAAATAATTAGTATCTTGGCTACATTCACTGCCTTGACCGGTGCATTCTTTCTAGTGAGGGAAAATACCACAATGGCAATGAGAGCCTTTGGGTTATGGATAGTGCTATATTACGCATGGTTATTTACACAAGAATACGAATATGACAAAGAAAGTAAAGAGTGAGTATCTAGGCCAGTACATGGTCCGATACAATCCGTTGGGGTTTGAAACTCCATTCACGGTAACAGAAGAAACAGCTGAACAAGCAGAGTATTTAACATCTATAGGTTTTGGGTATCTCTTTGAAGAGGTAGAGTCTGAAGCTAAGAGTAAAAAGTACAAAGCAGTAGATAACGAGGGTAATGAGGCCTAAACACATCGAGACCCCCGAGGCAATGTGGGATCTATTTGAAGCCTACAAGAGATGGTGCAAGGAAAACCCACGTTACTCCTATTCCCTATCTACTAAGACAGGTGAAGCTACTGCTGTTCCATTAGAGAGACCGCTTACTCAAGTGGGTTTCAGGACTTTTGCAGCAGATAAGGGGCAAAGTGTCCAGGATTATTTTGCAAACTACGAGGGGAGATATTCAGCGTACACGACAATCTGCTCACGCATAGAGGAGGCAATCCGCATGGACCAAATCGAGGGAGGTATGACAGGTCAATATAATGCATCCATTACTCAACGACTGAACAACCTAACTGAGAGAGTGGACACTACAACCAAGGGAGAAAAGATTGACAGCATCAAGGTGACCATAGTCCGACCGGATGCAGATTGATTTCATGTGTGCAGTGGTGGAAGACTACATCTACCGAATGAAAGGTGTTCAGGTAAATATAGATAGGAAAGCTGTAGCAAGTGATGGCAGGCAGATGGCTATGTTAATGAATGCCTACCAAATAGCATCTAATGGAAATAAAGAGCACGGTAATCTTTGAGAAAAACTACGAGGCACTGAATGACCCTAGCCTTAGGTTTGTAATCAATGAGGGAGGCTCCCGTTCCTCCAAGACCTACAGCCTTTGTCAGTTGGTTATCATCTACTGCCTGCAGAACAACAACAAGGTAGTATCTATCATTAGAAAGACGTTCCCTGCTTTGAGGGCTACAGTGCTCAGGGACTTCATTGAGATACTCAAGGAGCTAAACATCTATTCAGTGGAGGACCATAACAAGAGTGAGCACATCTACACGTTCCCTAATGGGTCCATTGTGGAGTTCTTTAGTGTGGATGACGAGCAGAAGATACGGGGTAGGAAGAGAGACATTGCATGGTGTAACGAAGCCAATGAGCTGTACTTCGATGACTTCACTCAGCTCAACATGAGGACTGAGTCCAAGCTAATCTTTGACTACAACCCAAGTGAGAGCACCTCATGGCTATACGAGCTACCAACGGAGGAGAGTGTACTAATCAAGTCAACCTACAAAGACAACCCATTCCTACCTCAAAGCATTAGGTCACAGATAGAGGACCTCAAGCGAACGGATGAGGCCTTGTATCAAATCTATGCCTTGGGTGAGAAAGCAATCAGCAAGAGTAACATCTATTCTAACTGGTCATTCATACCACACCGCCCTGCTAGGTTTGTCAACTATGTGTATGGCCTTGACTTTGGATACAATCACCCCACTGCACTCATGCGGGTCTATTGGTGTGACAATGACATATACATTGAGCCTGTGATATATGAGAGCTACCTCACTACACCCATGCTCATAGACAAGATGCAAAGCTTCAACGTTGAAAAGACCGTGACCATTGTAGCTGACTATGCAAGGCCTGAAATAATAGCAGAGCTAAACAATGCAGGCTATGATGTGCAGAACGCTAACAAGGTGGTCAAGAAAGGCATTGACAACATCAAGACCTTTGGTGTGCTATGCCAAGATGACAAGGCTATCCGCAAAGAGTATGAGAATTACAAGTGGAAAAAAGTAGGTGACATGATCACTGATGAACCGGTCAAGATGTGGGATGATGCAATGGATGCAATCAGGTATGCGACCACTCACATTAGGCAAGAGTACTACACGGATGATAGTTACTATGCATTTTAGAAACAAAACACCAGGATAAAATAATATAGGTATGGCAATCACAGCACAAGCTATACCGCAGGTACTGACACCTGCGTACAATCCTATCAAGTACATCTATGATAGCACCAACAAGAACCTTGGAGGCTTCAAGTATATCTTTGATATCTATGAGAGTGGAACCACTAACAAGATAGCAGAGTACAGGGTGCTCCCGATGTATAGCACAGGCTATGGTGAGATTGACCTCAGCAAGCTTTTGCAGTCTAAGGTATCATTTGACCTTGAGCCATTCAACACCACGGTGTATGATGCACCCAATAGCCACTACAAGTATGATGTTAAGGTAGGTGAGGAGTACCTAACCACTACCTCATTCACATCTGCAATGACTCAGTATGTGACTGCACCATACGTTGGTAGAGTTCAATTGAATGGAGCTAACACCTTTTTGGTGGGTGACCAAATAGTCTTAACACAAACAGGGCTAGGTGCAGTGAATGCTAACTTCGATGGGCTGTACACTGTGCTTGTGGCTACACCTACCTACATCGTGATTAACTTCCTATGGAGTTCCATCACGAATGCTAACAAAGATGTTGACATAACATATGCAGATGGGAGGAGAACCATTACAAGAGACCTACTCACTAAGCTAAACAACTATGTATTCAATGGAGCTATCCCTTGGACACAATGGCCTAGCTACCTATTCACTGACTACTTTCTCAATTCACCATCAGATAAGTTCCTTAGCTCTATCCCTGCTCAGGAGTTCTATGCTACGCTATCTCAAGACCTTTGGATGAACGCAGTGTATGGAGGTCCAGGACCAGGTACTCACAAGATTATATTCACCAATGATGCAGCTGAGATATTTGAGAAATCAGTATCAGCCACTGACCATGTAACAGGTAACGCAGTAGGTCCTAACAATGCAGGTACCTTGACTGTGGTAACAGGTGCATTGCCATTGATTAAGCCTACCACTCAATGGTATGAGTTCTACTATGAGCACAATGGCAATCAGGTCACACAGAGCTACCGGGTGAACATAGATCGTAGAGTCCAGGATAAAGAGATTAGCATTATATTCCTTGACCGCTATGGCTCATGGGGTAGCTTTGCATTCACAGGTAGATACTTTGAAAGGGGCAACGTAACAAGAGAACAATACAATCAAGATGTGCCAGGATATATTGACTCAAGTGAGTGGACCTATGACCTCACAGATAGAGGCTTCATCAACAGCTATGTGAGTGTAGATAACACCATCGACATCAATACCAATTGGATGAATGAGCAGATGGCTGAGTACTTCACTGAGCTAGTCAGTTCACCTTACACCTACTTCAAGATTAGCAACTACGATGAGAGCTGTGACATCCCTGCAAGCACTGAGTATGTGAGCTGTAACATCGTGACATCTAACTACGAGAAATTCAAGCAACGGAATAAGAACTTGATTAAGCAGAGCATTACAATTAAGCTAGCTAATAACGATATAGTCAATGGTTAAGATACAACTAGCAACGGGCTATCTTGAGGTAAAGGAGGGTACATCATTCCCTTTGAACTTTCAGGTAGGGGATATTAGAGATATCTCTCAGAGGAAAGGTAACTTTTCTAAGACCATTACATTGGTAGGCAGTAAGAACAACAACGACCTACTGAACCACTACTACGATGTGAACATCATAGCAGGTACATTCAATGTCAATGCTTTGACTACCTGCTCAGTTATTCAGGATGGTATCCCTGTCATGGAGGATGCAAGCCTACAGCTCACAGCAGTTAAGAAAGTACAGATAACGGATGGCTATGAGCACCATGTAGAGTATGAGGTATTGGTCAAGGATAACAAGGCAGACTTCTTTACAGCCATCAACAACCTTGAGCTAACAGATATAGACTTCAGTGACCTCAACCATACATACGATGCATTCAATGTAGTTAACAGGTTTACCAATACGGTAGTGGATGGCTTCAAGTACTTCCTCCCAGGTAGTGGTGATGCATTCTACAGCACTCAAGAATTCAAGCCTGCTATCTTTGCTAAGACTTACTTTGACCGTATCTTTCAGGATGCGGGGTTTCAGTATAGTTGGCCTGACCTAGCTATTGATAGGTTTGATCGTCTCATCATTCCTTACAATGGGGATACGGATAACTTTGATTACAATGACTACACAGTCAAGGCTAATGCAGGACCCAACACTTATACCGGTACATTCTTTGCAGGTACTGCTGAATTCCAAAACCCTCAAACAATAGCAGGGTGGACTGAGACGGAGGACCCTCAAAACATTTACAATCCTGTGACGGGGGTATATAGCACCCCATTCAACATTAGCTCAAACAACTCACAGCAGTATGACTACAGCGTGCAGATACAATATGAGCTTAGGCTAGTCAACTCATCAGGGGTAACGCTGTACTCAGGTACCAATGGCTTTGCCTCACCTGTATTCTTTCAGCCTCAGTTAGTGCTCACACAGAATGGTGTGGTGTGTTACACTACCAACCTATACACCAACCCTGCACCATTGAATGCGAGTCCATCAGTGACCTATGCAGTGCAGTCACCCACATCGGTGGCTAATGGTACCACTACGATCTTGAGTCAAACAGCTGTATGCACCATGGCCTTGACTGCACAGAACTTACCACAGCTATCTCAAGGTAGGCTAGCCATCAAGGTGCCTAGGATATTATACGGTCAAACTAACCAGCCTGCACTATCCCCTATATGGAGAACGGGGTCAGCTACAGGACCAGCATGTGCATCCGGTCAGATTAAGATACAGGCAGTCATTACTAACATTGACATCAGCATTACCCCAAGCAATAACATTGTGGCCATTGGTGGTACCATTGATGTGAATGACTATGTGCCTAAGAAGATAAAGCAGAATGAATTTATCAAGGGTATCTTCAACATGTACAACCTGTATGCAGAGGTGGACAAGTCACAGCCTAACCTACTCAACCTAATCCACAGGGATGACTACTACGATGCAGGTAAAGAGGTAGATTGGACCTTGAAGCTAGCTAAGGATAGAGAGCAGTCACTGTCATTCCTACCTGAGCTTACAAGCAAGAAACTAATACTAACCTATGCACCCGATAAGGATAGCCCTAATGAGACCTACACCACAGCTACCAATCAAATCTATGGACAGGCAGAGGTGGTCTTTGACAACGAGTATGTAAAGGATGTAACTACTAAGCCTGTATTGTTTGGACCTACTCCAATAATCAGGACACCATTCGGGGCATACGTTCCAATGATTGCAGGGCAAGCTCCTAAGACTAACCTGCGTATCCTGTACGATGGCACAACACGTAGCTGTTCACCGTATCACATCTATGACTATGGTACAACAGGTATGACAGGGGTAACAAGCTACCCATACGTTGGTCACTTTGATGATCCATTGAACCCTACCTTTGACATCAACTTTGCGACCTGTTCATTCTACTACTACCAACCATCAAGCCTAACAGATAACAATCTATACAACAGGTATTGGAGACGGACCATGGGGCAGATAAACAACGGTAAGATGTTGACTGCATTCTTTAATCTTAAAGAGTCTGATATCCAACCATTGGAACTGAATGATAAGATTAGGATTGATAACTCATGGTGGAACATTAACAAGGTCATTGACTACAATGCCAATGGCAATGAGCTCACACAGGTAGAGCTAATCAGCATTGATAACGAGGTGGACTTCATGCCATTCATTAACCCATTCGGTACACCAGGTGTTGGACTGCCTAACATCAGTGGTATCCAACAGGTAGGCAACAGCACTGTGGTTAAGACCAAGAGTATGAATAGCAACGTGCTCACAGGTGGTGGTATAGTTGGTGACGTGGTGAACAGGGGTAACGTGGTACCGGGTGGACTTAGAGTCATGGTGGCCACTGAGGGATACAGTGTTGAGGATGATGGTATAGTCACTGACAACTTAGTGGTACGTGGCCGCATGAATGGAATACCTGTAGATCCATCTTACTACAAATACACAGCAATGCTTAATCAAATGGGAACAGCAGACCCAACAGCAGATGTGAAAGAGAGTAGCTTTGGAGATATCGTTTGGGTTAGAAATAATCAGGGAGAGTATGAGGGCTTTATCCAGAATTGGGAGATAGGAACAATCCTAGCTAGCGAGCTTACTGTCATGATTAACAACGTAAACTTTGACGGGGTGATCAGTGCTCAGTACATCCCAAGTAACAACAGCATTTATATATTAACAACTCAGATAGGTGTGGGGTATGTAGATAACTACCTTAACTATACCACATTAGAAATAAGATATTACAAGCCATAAGATGAATGAAGTAGAAATACCTTTAAAACTCGGTGGCATTGGTGCCATCAAGGCAGAATTAAAATCATTAAAGGGTGCCATTGCTGAAGCAACTGACCCTGCAGATATTGCCAGGTTATCACAACGAGCAGGTGAACTTAAGGACCAACTATCCGATGCCAATGAGGCAGTGAATACCTTTGCTACAGGCTCTAAGTTTGAGCAGGTCAGTAACTCATTAGGTGGTATCAAAGACTCATTGCTTAGCTTAGACTTTGAAGAGGCACAGCAGAAAGCTAATGTCTTTAAGAATGTAATAGGTGGCATTGACCCTAAGATGATAGCAGGAGGGTTTAAGTCCTTGACAGGGGTTATCATGACCATGGGTAGTGCATTCGTTTCATTAGGTGCAACCATTCTAGCTAACCCAATCTTTTTATTGGTGGCTGTGATTGTGGCTATTGTTGCTGCCATTGTTATCTTTCTCCACAAGATAGGGGTGCTACAGAAAGTACTTGACTTTTTAATGATACCTGTTAATGCATTGATTGAGGGTCTCAAAGCATTAGGTGATTACCTAGGATTGACTAGCTTTGCTGCCGATGAGAATGCTGAAAAGATGGCTAAGGCTAATGAGAAAACATCCGAGAGTTCTAAGAAACGAGCTGATAAAATATCTGAAAGCTACGACCAAGAGATTGCCATGGCTAAGATTGCAGGCAAGGATACCACACAGCTAGAGCTTGACAAGTCAAGAGCACTGGAGAAAGAGTCTATCAAGAGAAAGGCGGCAGCTAAGA